TTTTAGCCCTTCAGTATTTTCACTAAATGTCTTAAAGCTTTGCATTAGTCTTCTCCATATATTTTTCTATACTTTAGAGTATGTTTTGATAATCTTGTTTTACTTGTTTTATCACCCGGTGCTAGCTTATATGCCTTTGGATCATTATCGCTCATTTTGGTCTGGCGTTTAAATTGTCTATCTCTAGCAATTTTCTGTGCTCTAGACAATCCTTTATGATAACCAGCAGGCTGCGAACCTGGGCGATCTTTAATATCTGGATCTTGTTGAGTTTCTATCTTCAAAGTTTTTGGATAGTTTTTATCACCAGGTTTTAATTTTGGCTTTCCAGCAGCACGACGTGCTCGGATGTTATCCCAAAGCCCTTCATTCTTTTCACCAGGAGTAATACCTTTTGCTTTTTTAGTTGACTCAGGTGTTCCCCATTCAGGTTGGTTTGCTTCTGGCAAACGTGACTTAGCATGCTCTTTACCCTGAACTGTATCATGCCATTCCCAATCGTGGGCACCGTATGGATTTTTCTTTTTATACTCGATACGATATTCACCAACATGACGATCATTATGGTTATAATCTTTGCGAACTCTCCAGGTTGTACCTTTATGCTGAGTATGAATTTCTCCGTCAGGTCCACCTTTTTTCCACTTTTGAGCTTCATTAATTTCACTACATCTACAAGGTTCACAATTACATTTACCACATACCCAATCCACTGATTCGCTTAATTTATATGGTCCAGCGTCTATAGTTGCTCCATAATCAGCTTCTACGTGTGGTGGTCTAGCATTTGGATCTACCTTTGAAACTTCATCTAGCCAGCATCTCCATGTTTCGCCTTTTGACTCTACAATCAAATAATTAGTACCAAGATATTTGATGTTCCCAACAATACCTTTTTTAGTCATAACAACTCGTTCACCTTCTTCAAAAATATTATCACGAATATAAGCTTCTCTTAATTCTGAAACTGGTTCTAATTGAATATGGCGTTTAAATTCTTTTGCTTCTTTTAATCCCATGCCTTTACGAACAGCATTAAATAATTGCTTCGCATCTTTATTTGACATTGATTTAGGGAGACCTTGTGTAAATGCTACAAAGTCATTATCCTTTGCTGCATTACGTTGTTTAGTGGCTGAGACTCCGTCAATACCTTCAGACGAATCATTACGCTCACCAACATTAACAAACTTAATTGACTTAAAGTTATAGAATCCGTGTCTGCCTTTAACTCCATTATATTTGTTTAATAGAATATCAAACTCACGAGAACGAGGGCCATCAACGGCCATGACAACGTTTATATAACCTTCAGAAAAAAGAGCTGAAGCAATATCCATAATTGTATTGATTTTATTATTTTTAATAATTTGCCGTGCATGTTTTGGAAACATTTTACGAGCAAATTTAATTTTATCATTATAAGACAATGGATTCTTTTTTGGATCATTAGATTTAGAAAGATAAATCTTATATGGATTTTTACCTGCAGCTTTTGCAAGTTTATTTAAAAGCATCTCATGGCCCATTGTTGGCGGATTTAATCTACCAAATGTAAAATAAACAGTTTTCTGTTCTTCAATTAAATATTGGCTAAATGAATTAATCATTTTTGAGATTTACCTCGATGCTTTGCTAATTCAGCTTTACGAATGCTTGGAAGTAATTTTCTGGCCAATCTATCAATTTTTGATTTCATAGCAGATGTTTCCATACGCTTTTCTATCTCTTGCCGGCGAGCGTATGTTAACTCACCTTTAGGTATATCTTTTGTAATTTTCTTGACAATCATATCTCTAGCGTTTTTTCTAGAACGTCTTTTTAATTTTGCTGGAGATGCTACTCGTCTTTTTGCGCGTTCGCGGCCAATCTTAATACGAGATTTATATTTTACAAGTTGTCTTGCTCTCTTACGTCTTTGTGTAAGATCTAAAGCTTCATCAACCTCTAACTCTTCATTAGTGTTTCCGGTTGGTGCATCAACTTTACGTTTCTTTGCGTTTCTTTTGACTTCATCAGGCATCCCTGGTGCATAGTCAACATTTAAAAAATCTTTAAAACCTAATTTCTTAGCCATTAGTTTCTTCCCGGTTTGTCCCATCCTTTTAATACATCTTTGCTGAAGTTGTTGTAAGAAAATTCCATTCTATCAACAAGTTTTACAGCATCACCACCTAATTTATCAATAGCAACAAAGCCTTCTGCGCCGGTTACTTTAAATCCATTACTAGTCTTTACAAATGTTTTGATTTTTTGCAAAGTATTAAGTTTATTTATAAGTTTTAATTTTGCTAAAATAATTACTTTTTGCAAATCAAACATTAACTTTAATGATTTTTTATTACTTTGTGAAAAAAACTTTAAAATATTATCTAGTTTTTGTTGGACGTTGGCTTTGCCCCTGTCCGATTTACGTGCCATTCGCTCACGTGTAAATTTCTTTTTGATCCATCTGATGAGTAACTCGGTATGACGTGCTGTATCCCGTATGGTCTCACCTCTTCTGACATATTTGTTATTGAACTGCTCAATGAGGGTGGCGAGTTCTTTGTTCGCTTCCAATTGACGCAGTGTTGTGCCACTGATTTGATTAAACAACTTCCCTGCACTAGATAAGGCTGCATTGACTTCCTCCGTTTCTTTTTTAGATAATGTTACTTTTGTCATGTCGCGAAGCATCGCATCTTGAGACCAAACATTTTTTGATTTTTTCAAAGCTGAAACATTTACGCCATATGAAGCTTTCATAGTTTCAAAGGTACTACCAGTATAACTGGTATGCCATACAATTCCAATCTCTGCCGATAAAATTTCTTTTGAAGCTTCAGAGTTTGCTGGTACTGCATAAACAATAGTGTTAGGGTGGAATGTAATATAATCATCACCCTTAATTTTTTTATTCTTAACGTCTCCAGGCCCAAATAAAAAATCCCCTTGGATGACTCCTTTTATTCCAAGACCAGATAAATGCTTCAGCGCGAGCTTAAGCTTAACAGCCAAATCACCAGAAGTATCAGCATCCACGTCAGCAGGAGACTTATATACTTTAGGGTTCTTATTAAAAATGCCTTTTTTGGCGACAAAAAATTTACCGTCACTAGGGTCAATGCCAGCAAAAACAGAAGGAGCGCCGTCCCACTTAACAGATATATTACCATCGTGTTCACCTTTCAACATGTCTCTTAAATTTCTAAGAGCCAGTATAGCTTGACGCGTACCATTAACTCCACCATAAAGAACTCTGTCTTCAATGTGAGTCATATGTGTATTCTTTTGTTCTGTTATATGTGTTTTAAAGTTTTCCATTTTAAATTTTAACTCTAGGCTTAATTGTTCCAGATGTAATTCTTTCAAACATAATATCTTTCTTTTGAACTTGTTTGATTGCAATTAAATCACCAAGTTGGAAACCACCACCAGTTTTGTTAGATAAGAATATGATCTTATGATTTTTGAAGTACTCATCATATGTCAAATCTACATATTGCTGTTTTAATTTTTTAAGTGCATCTGGAAAGCGTTGTTCAATTTTTGTTAAATCACCAGTATTAACTTCAGATCCAGCGCCAAGTCCAGTTTGTTTCTTTAAATCTTGAACGCCTCTAATAATATTAGCCATAGAGAATGTGCCACCAACTTTAAAGTTATTTACATATTTGCCGGCTGCGGAATAATCTACTGCTTTTACTTCAAAATTTCCAGCTTTATCGACAAGGTCTAGACCAGCTGAACTTCCACCGCCTAGATGGCCATTATTCAATATAAAATACAACATCACTTCACCAGGACCAACTCCTTTAATATTATACTTATAAAGTGAATTGAAGTTTGCTGGATTTGATGCTCTTACTGCTTTAATTGCGGCATCTAGCCCCTTTTCAGTAACTTTGTCTAGCAGTTTACTTAAGTCCAATGATGGAAAGAAATGCAGGTGAAATAAATGCTGTATTTCTTTTTTATATTTCAATGATTCGAAATCTTTAGCATTTAAATTAAATGCTGTACGTACCATTGCTCTGTTAAGAAACTCTGCATCTAATTCTTCTGCTGACATTTCTGTGATGTATCCTTTTAAGCGTTTCATTGCATACCTCCGAAAGTATAACCATATTTATATAAAAAGAAAGGGAACCGAAATTCCCTTAGACTCTTTCAATATAAGCTTTATCGCCTCGTCGAATAAATTTAAACTTATATTGGTCGAAACCAGAGTCTATAAGATCATTATTTAAATTGTCGACCATTTTTTTAAAGTCGTCAATTTCATCTGCNGTTTCGATAATCCCGAGAAGACCGGGATTATCTTTATCTTTAATTAGTCTCATGATGCAGTCGCAAATTCTACAGCCTTGTTTGCTGCTTTAAGTTTACGAGACTGATTGACACCAAACCATGCAGACTCCATACGAGCATCGTCTGAACGACCAAGCTTGTGGTCTGTAAGATAAGTTACAGAGTTAAAAGCCTGCCACCAAGTGCCGGCGCCAAACTCAGCACCAGGTTGTGTTTCAAGCAATTCAAATGCTTGTTGTGCTGTGCGTGAAAGATCTTTGACAGTAGATACTTCACGCTTTTCACGGTGGCTGAATACTTCATTGTAGTATTGAAGCAATGTTTCAGTTGAGAACTTACGAGTTGAAAGGAACTCAGCCATCTCTTTGTACTTAGCAAACTTTTCAGATGCAAGACCCATTTGCTCTTTTACAATATCAGCATCGAATGTTGAACGGTGTCCAACTTTTACAAAGTTATTAGAGGCTGAGTTTAAAGAAAATGTGAGCGTATTATTGCATACAACACGAATGGGAGTAAAGCGAATATCAACAGCTTTACCATATTGGTGAGGATTGCTAAACAAAAGATAGGAGTCCACTTGGTCGTCTCCAAGAATTGAGAATGACTCTTTGATTTTTGCGAGAGCGAATACATTTTTTCCATCCTTTAAAGATCCTGCGCAATTCATTTCCATATCACCAGCAAGTACGAATTCAGAAAAGAATTCAAATGCTTGATCATTTTGGATTGGGTTCCAGTCGTCACCGACCATATCTAGGATTTTACCATCCTCGCGTACCAAAGCCTTTTTACCAGGAACTTTGACGCCTGATGCAGTAAATACATCTTCTTTTTCTACTGACCAATCAAGTCCAGCTTTTTGCATGATCTGGCGAGGAGTAAGATCATTCGAGACCTGTGCTCCTAAACCATGCCAAGGTGTTTCACCAGCATACGCCATTTGTGCTACACCGTCTACAAATTCAATTTCATGTGCCATAATATAATCTCCTTCATTTGATATAATTATACTACACTATATCAAATAGGATGTAAACAAAAAAGTGAGCTACTGCTCACTTTTTTTCATTTTAATTGTAACCTAGTACAGCAACTTTTTCTAAACTGTCATTTATTATCTTTGCTTCTCTGGCTTTATATGCAGCTTCAAATCCAGTTGAGCCATATGCAATTCTTTCATGGTTACCCCACAAACGTACCATATAAGAGTCGTATATACGTTCTACATCCTTGTCCGGCCAACTCTCTGGTATTAACATTCCTTTTACTAACCAGTAAAAACGATTGGCTTCTTTGCGAACAAATGGGGAACACATAAACAATCTCCTTTTATTGCTTATGTATAAAATGTTAGTGCTAACGTTACCGGTAACATAAAAATTATTTTTTAGAAACTGTAATATAGTAGGGACAATCGCTTTCCCAAGCAACATAGCGCCTTGGAGGATAATGATTGTACCAATTGCTGATTTCTTTTTTTGGTCTGTACTCACAAACTTTAACAAATATGTTTTGGTTATTTACCCAAATATGTGTTGCTAAAATTGCAGACAGATATATTGTCATTTAATAGACTCTTCATCCTTGGTCTTATACTGCCACTCATCAGTATGACCAACTGACCATTTTGGTTCAGTTTCAACAGCATAATTTTGTGTACACACTTTAAAATCAGGACGTTTCAAATCTGCCGGTGTTAAGGAGCTATCACGCCAGATAACCCTATTGTTTGGCTGAGCAGCGAATTGACCGTTGTCAAGTCGTATAACATTGAAAGACTTGTGTTCGGGATCTTGTTCACTGAAATTTGTGTCGAGGACGGAAGGATCGCGGTGACAATTATCAATTGTGAACTCGTATTCTCCTGCATGCATTTTTTTGTCTTTACCGAAAAACTCGCATCTACACAGGATTGGCTTTTGAATAACAGTAATATCATAATCAAAACAATCCCAAAGCTGAAGAACATCAAGCGGAAGGTGGTCGTCAGGATTGAAGTCTTCTTTCCAAACAAAAGCTGATATAGGTAGTTTATCATATAGCGCTCCGTAATCTGTAAGAAGTGTTTCAAAATATAGTGCTTTTGATTGAGTTGATTTAACACTAATCCAAATACCAGGAGTTAAGTTACCCCAACTAGGATGCCCAGGTTCTAAATCGTATAGGTATTCCATCTTAACGTATACGGCTACTGGTGGTAAGGGATGTACTAAAAATGCCATATTAGTTCGCTAATGGATTGTTTAGTGCCCTCTGTAATTTATCACTCAATAGAGTGTCAAGCTCTCTCATATCTCTTTCAATCGTTGCTCGAAGTGATTCAAGGTCACGCTCAACTTTAGTTTCCAGATCATTCATGCGAGTATTGTTCGAGTTTCTTAGACTATTTGCTTTTTCATCGTAATCATTTTGCAATGCATCTCGTTTATTCTCAAAACGCTCTTCTGCGTTTTGAACAATTTCTCTAGTCTTTTCTTCACTTTCGCGTAGCTTATCCTCTGTGCGATCCACTTGCTTTTCAATGCCAAGTATATCATCTCTAAGACCAGTTTTAATATCACGGGTGTACTCAATAGCTTCATTGATACGAGCTAGGTTCTCTTCCATTTTAAGAATAACTTTTTCGTTCTCAGCTGCAATAGCATCTACGTCGATGTTCTCTACAATCTCTTTCATATTTCTATAATCATTGTAGAACTCAAAGCCGCCCCATGCACCACCACCTAATGTTGATAGTGCCGTGAGCACAACAAACATTTTACCACCTCTAAACGTGGTTCCAGCGAATTCAAATTCAGCCATCTATTAACTCCTAGTTCTCAAACTCAACGCCGCCAGCTTCGTTTAAACGCCTTAACGCTTCTAATTCTTGTTGCAATTTTAAAACTTCTAATCGTTTTTTTCTTAATTCTAATTGGTATAGGCTATTACAGTTAATTCTTTCCTTAGGCTTATCAAGTGGTATAACTATTCTTGCATATAACCCTACATCCTTCTCTTCATTTCCATAATCCGGTTCGCCAAATGGGCTGCTATAATTATCAATAACCCCTGTCACTCCAAACTCAAAAGTTGTAGCGCCTCCAATAGAGTTCTTACAATCTAAGTCTCCTGCTCGAATACTGTCTTGTCCATATGATTGAGATGCTCCAGGTAAGGATAATCCAATACCACTATTGTCTGCTAAAGTATATGTAGGTAATAACATAGCTAATATTATAAAATGTTTTTTCATTCTCCCAGCCTTTTCACTTTAGAGCATATCCTAGATGATATAATTGTTTGTGTTTCATAAGATTTACGAAGTTTAGATTTTGAACATATGTAAGTCACAATCAATTTATCTTTATCTCTGATAAATAAATCAACACTAACGGTGCTTAAATAAGGTACTGGAATAACTTTATACGCAGTAACAAATGGAATAGGATTCCAGTCTTTAGTGAATACACCAATTTCGTAATATTCAACATCTTCTCTTTTATTAAAAATAGTAACAGTAGTTGACTGTAGCCCGTTAATATAAGATGGATTCAACTTAGGGTATGTAGGAACCATTTCATGAGCATGCGCTTTCATACCTACTAATATAGTAGCTAATAACAAAACATAACGTAACATAATTATTCCTTACTTAGCGATGCACTCAGCTTCTACTAATGCCGTATAATTACCTCCTGGAAAAGCTCGAGAGCCACCTAATGTAGCAACTGATTCTGTTTCAAACCACGTTGAACCAGTAGCAGTTAGATCGTACTTATCTGTCATCCCTAGCTCTTGTTTGCTTGATTCATATGCACTCATTCCGGTCGCATCAGATAATGTTTTTACAGTTGTATCACCAGTCCATGTTACTACATCTGGTAATGTGGGGCTGCTTGCAAATTCAGATGGTGCTGTAATATTAACATAATAAGAATTGGCCAGTGTAACATCTACTCGAATAACAGCATTATCGCCGCCAGCATTTGCTCTTGTACTTAATTCATATGCATTAGGGTTACCATATGTGCCCGGAGTATCGGTTTGAATTACACATCGAGATTGCACGGTACCATTAATTGGTGTATCATTACTTTGTCCACTACCTGTGCTTGCCATAGTCGTGATAGACAGAGCAACCAAGCATGTTTTAATATTAGACATTTAAGTCTCCTTAGTTTATTTTTCGTCTGTTAAGCTATACTGCATTTCTACCATTTGATTATGCAGCAGTTGCTGTGCTAGTCCATTACGTAAGCCTCTATTCGAATCAGGTAATTTCGAATCTACTAAAGTCACTGTATCACTATATTCTTTACCTGGTATTTCTTTTGACTTATATAACCTATTTATCTCACTATTTGCCGCAGCATTCATTTGACGAATAACTAAATTTTCATTTGCTAATTGAGCCGCTTGTAGAGAGGTCAAAAGTTTTTCAAGTCTGTATTTTCTTTTACGCTCTTCTTCCTCTTCTTCCTCATCTTCTCTGGCCTGTTCTCTATTTATCTCATCCTGCTCAATTGTTTTATTGCGTTCCATGTCAACATTCTCATCATCAAACACATCATACACTTCATAATCAACTTCAGGAATATCAGGGATCTGTACAACATAACCAGGACAGTTAGGATCAAATTGAGGATCATAGCATGGCGTAACTCTGTATGTATAAACGATACTCGCATCATAGACTGAGCCATTACCGTCAACATCAATGCTGCCGTCACCCCAAGCTTCTCTTGGCAAGTTTCCTACAGGAACAGCTTTACTAATTCCTGTACCAGCTATAGACCCAGGTTTCCACTCATCAGTTTCTCTAAAAATATATCCAGTACCATTTGCATTTTCATTCTGCACATGAACTGTAACCCACTCACCAGTTTCTTTTTGAATTTTGTAGCTATATATTACATTTTGAATATCTAATCCAGGTGGATTAGGCAATACGCTAGGCATAGACCAAGCTAAAGACTGGTCTGTAATTGCATTGCCTGTATATCCAAAGTATGGCGCTATACTCTCAGAGTAAGAGTAACCAGGCCAGCATACCAGCGCCAATAACAGGAGCAACTTTTTCTGCATCTATAGGTCCCATCAAATTAAGTTCTTCTTCAGTTTCTTCAACATGGCTTTCCCAACCAAGTTTAGCAGCTTCACCAATTAAACCATTATAAGGGCAAGGTGTGCCGGCGTTCATCATTGCTTTAAATACATTTTCATCTTGACACATTGTAGATACCGCAGCTACTTTCATTCCCATATCATAAAGAACCTTTGCATTCTTTAATCGTTTACAGTTTTCTTCAGTGTATGTACCACCGGCAGAAATACCTAGGATTTGTGTTTGCACAGAGGCAGATGCACCAATAGTACACAAGTCAGAATTGTTACCTGCACTAAATTGCGGAGCAATTGCTGATGGGGGTGGTTGCTCAATTGTTGTGGTCATCTGACCATTAGTAGTAATATTAGAGTCTGTGCCCGATAATGTACAAACATATCCATCAGGGCATTCAACTGCATCTTGAGCAAAACTTGTTTGTGCAAAAAATACACAAATTATTAATACTAAAATTCCAAATAACTTATCTATCATATTATACTCCATTTCAACTCTATTTATAAAAATTAAAATTTTATACTGCTTCAACACAAATAGCTTGCTGGCCAGGACCAAAATACCCATAACGGTTAGTTAATTCTTTGCCTAGAGCTTCTCTAGCTTGAAAGCATTTTACCATAGTACTATGCCTACTATGTTCTTCTACATAAGGCTTGGCGTCGTACATATAGACAAATAACAAAATCCACATTACAGATCTTCTTTCTTTTTATCCCAAGGCTGACCGCCTCCATATGGCTCCCATTTATCACCTGCAATAACTAGACAAGACATAGGAGAGTTATCCCCATTTGGGAAAGATATTAATACAGCTAACGTCCCAGTATCTTGATTTATAAATATCTGAGTAGCAGAAGTAACAGTTTTCCCATCTTTTAATTTAATAGTCCCCATTCCTTGAAGAAGCAAGGCATTCCTATATTGTGCCATTATCCCCATTACAACGGGTGCAGGATCACAGGGAATATTAATCTGAAGCGTATCCGCATACACAGGACTAGATATTAACCCTAAAGCTAATAATATTTTTTTCATATTATAGTCCTTTCCATAAGAAAGAGGGGCTAACCATGGCCCCTCGCGCACTTATTAAGTAGTGACCCTATATAGTATATATGATTAATTAGAACGCGAATTTAGCGCCTACTTTAAAGTCACCAAACTCAAAATCTGAGTCAGTGGCAACCTCACCATATGCAGTCAGACCTGTAGTGCCAACTGCATACTCAGCTGAGAAGTCCAAACCTTTAAATACATCATCACCATTAAGGTTCATTAGATCAAAGGTAGATCCTACCGTTACTTGTGCACCCATCAAGCCCATGCCAACTTCAGGAGTTGCTTCAAGTGCCCAAAGTTCTGTACCAGTGGTGTAGTTCATATCTACTTCGCCACCTACTGTCATACCATTGCCAAGATCGATTGCTGATGCTTGTGTTGCAACCAAAAGAGTTGCTGCTGTTGCGATTACTGCGAGTTTCATTTTACTTTTTCCTAGATTGAGTTAAAACATTATAAATGGTGCCACTTTTCTGTTGCTAAGCAAGTGGCCAGCTCCCTTAATTATGCTGCTAGAGCAAAACCAGAAGGTGCAAAGTTATCGTTTGCAGTTGTGTTTCGTAGACTCAAATACCAGTCGATCCTATTTCAGCCCCATCAAATTTACTCTACAAAGTAAATTATCATTTTTTACTCTAGAGAGTAAATTTGGTGGAGCTGCGCGGTACCGCCCCGCGGTCCTGAATACCCTCTAACATCTACGAGTATACTTATATCACATATCCCAAAGATTGTAAATACCCCACGACGATTTTCCTACTGCGTGACATAATTATTACACGTTTATTGCCGTCATAAGCAATGAATTTTGTTTTATTATTGATCTTAATAGTCTCTATCGTGAATGTATAATTGGATGAGGGCATAATGCAACACCTTCATTAGATCTTTACGTGCATCTGCATGAGTTCCTTTTTTACCATATCGCTGTGCATACTTTAAAACGTTACCCACACAAAAGCCAGTGCCATGACCACCATCAATAATAAATTCTGTTGCTTGAAACTTGTCTTTGGCATAATGCTGTCCATAAGTAGCGTCAATATATTCTTTAAATTCTGCAATTAAATTCGCTTCATCAAATTTATAGTTTATCACGTTTGCGTCTTTTGCCATAACCAAGTCTCCTCATTATTGCCATACGTTCTTCTTCAGTGTATGACATCCATTCTTTAATTTCATCAATAGTACGACCGCAGCCAATACATGTTTTTAATTCTATATCAATTTTACAGATTTGTACACAGGGCGTAATGTACATTTTAGTCTAAACTGTAAAATAAATGATTACCAATTACTTTGGTAAGTTTATATTCCTTTGCCCACCACGGATTTACATAATTAGCATGATAAAACTCAGCACCTTTTGTAGGATCTTCAGTATTGCCAATCATAACATCACGTGCAATAACTTTTGCTTCTTTCCAAGCTTTTTCTTCAGTTGGAGTATGATCTTTAATCATATGAGTCCAACTAAATTGTTTTGATTCATATACTACATCACAAATAGAATTTGGCCAATTTTGATGGTTAACTCTATTCATTGTTACATGTGCTACAGCAATTTGGCCTTCCCAACGTTCGCCACGAGCTTCGTGATAAATGTTAAGTGCCATACATTCATGTTGTTTTGGATCGACCTCAGGCAATGACATCATTGCCGTAAGGCCAAGTATTGTTAAGCCTGCCATTGTTAAAAACCCGCTCGCTATATGGACATATTTCTTATTCATATTTATAGTCCTAGAATTCTACCTGCGTCTTCCTTTAAGCCTTTATGTGGATTGTCCCGTAGAAATTCTTTTATTTGACCAAAATAAAATGCAACATCAGGTTCATTTTCACGTTCTAGAACATTTTCACAACGCTCCATAAAATCAATCAACTCACGAAGATCGATACGACCATCACCACCCATAGCGGCTTTATGTGTTTTGCCTGCTCTTTGCATTATGCTACCTCCGCTACGCAGCTAGGAACTTTACCTTCACGAGGTTGACCAAGAATGCCAGTGATTAAATCATCACGATTATAGTCAAGATTGATAGTACGGATTGTACCCCACATCCAAAGACCACGATCATCAACTTCGTTGTAAAGTTGCTTATGACGAATATCAGCTTCTTTAGCCTCTACAAAATATTCTTCAACAAAATCGCCTTTTGCGTTTGTAGCTGTAACCATCCAGTTGAATTCCATGATATGTCTCCTTCATTCTTTATATTATTATACTACACTATTACGCATGAATTGTAAACAAAAAAATGAGCAGTCAGCTCATTTTTTTATAAATATGCAATAAGGAGAGGGCGCATGATAGACCCAATTACTGCGGTTGGAATGGCTACCGCTGCATATAATGGAATCAAAAGTGCTATAGCCACAGGTAAAGAAATAACAGAAATGGGATCCACTCTTAACCAGTGGGCCTCATCAATAGCTGACTTAGACTTTGCTCATAAACAAGCAGAGAATCCACCATTCTTTAAAAAGATGTTTGGTGCTAGTGATATACAACAAAACGCGTTGGAGGTTTGGGCTCAAAAGCAAAAAGCCCAAGAAATGCGTAATGAACTAAGAAGTTATATTAGCTTATACTATGGACCATCTGCTTGGGACGAAATAGTTCGCATTGAAGCGCAGATGCGTAAAGATCGCAAACAAGCTATATACGAAGCTGAAGAGAGAAAACAATTGATACTTGAATGGATTGTAGGAATATTAGCTGCAGGTGTAGCTATTATTATAATAGGATTTGTAATTTGGTATGTTGGAGGAATACAAGGGAAATGGTAAATGTGGATACTAGTATGGTTAGAATTAGCGGCTGCGCAAAACATTAACTTTTATCACGTGGGAAGCTATGAACAAGAACGAGATTGTAAAGTAGCTTATGAAAAAGCTATTGTATTAGTTACTGGTAAGAACCAGAGTATGGAATGCTTATACGTTGAAGTTAGATAAAAGCTTCTAGAGTATTCATAACTCTTTCGACGTTGTAAGTTTGTGTTTTATTATCTTGAAGAATATAATCAGCTTCAATTGTTTGAATAGATCCTCCAAGAAAATCTTTTACATTCTCTGCCATATCCATTGCTGTCGTAACGGGAACATTCTGGCAAATCATATTTAAATTCTTAATCCCACCTTGTAACATAAAGTCTTTTGGCATTTTCATTATGTCTAAAGCTTCGCGAGTATTAATAAATCTGTCTTCATCAGGATGTACTAAGCTAGTTGGATTATGTCCAACAAATGCGCCAATGTAATCTTTTCCAATCTCAACACCTTTACGCATAATGTTTCCGCCTGATTCAAGCTTTTCATTAATGCGCATCATTCGTTCTCCAACACGATCATATCCTTCAGATTTCATCCATTCTGCAACAGTAGAATATTTAATCTGAGCTCTTTCAATAGCATCATACGGATTATGAGTTTTCTTTGTTTTCTTTACATAATCAAAATGAGACATACCACCTTCAATTTCTTCTAGAACAAATCTATACATTGGATCTTCAGAAGGTTTCCCTTTATTATTTACTTGTTCAAACATTGGATCAAGTTCATTTGTTGCAGATGATCTGATTTGATCTTCAATAGTTGTATATGGTCTATTGTAGTATTTAAAAATTGGAACATGATTGCCTTTCCAAAAGAAATAGAAAGTACGATCTCTTATTTGACTTAGTCCGTGGAGGATTGATTTTGTTTTGTAGATGGAGAATGTGTATCCATATTTCTTTGCAAGTTTTCGTAACTTTGCGACAACTGGTGCTCCCATTTTACTAGCGAGACGTGGAGCGTTTTCACCCCAGAACACAGTTGGTTGGACTGATTCGAGCACATACTCTGCAGACTTGACCATCCAATCATTAGTAGTACTATCACCACTGCTAGAAGGGCTAAGGGAACTAAGACCTGCACAAGGACAGACAGTATTGACCACATCAACCTGACTAGGAGCAAGGCCACCTTTATCGAGAAGAAGATAAGGAACAGAATGATTGTAATAGTGAAGAAGCTGGCTATCATTAGCTGTAAAGTCTGAATATGAAAGAATGTACTCAGGTCTTTTTCCAAAGACTTTTTCCATTGCAATTGTTTCACCGCCAATTAACGGAACAATACTAGAATAAATCATGCTGTCAACTAGTAGTTGGGTTCATTCCAGTGCGGGTTTGGAACAACACCCTCATGGCATCTATCATAATGTACATGAAGAATACATGGCCATGTATTAGGTTCAACCCCTTCCTTATCCTCGTGCCAAGGAAAAGATAAAAAAGTTAGTGTGTTTGGATTTATTTCTTCTAACCATTTACCTATTATTTCAATATCACTTTGAAGTGCTAAAGACTTATGTCCTCTGTGATTAAAAAGATAAAGTCTTTGATCTCCAGGCTGACACGGCCAGGGCGCGCCGTCCCACATTTTGCAATGCAGCATGTCGCGATCTATCTGCGCATATTCTTCTACTTCATCAAAAAATTTATGTAAAAAATTCAATTCAACGTCAACTATCATATTTAACTAACTCCATAGTAAGTTTTAAACCACGTTACAAAACTTGTTAGTCCATCATCTAATGATGTAGTAGGAGACCAGCCAAGCGCTTGTAATTTTGTAATGTCTGCTTGTGTATCTTGAACTTCACCTGAAGCCATATCCACTAATTCTTTAGTGCCTGTTACTCCATAAGCCGTTTCTAATTTAGTTATAAAATCATTTAGACTTGTCTTTGTTCCAGAACCAATATTATATATTTCTCGTACTTGACCATCAGTATTCCAAGTATGATTCATAATAGTTTTAATACCATTTATAGCATCATCAATATATATCCAATCTCTAGACATATTTCCTTCGTTGTGCACTTGAATAGGAAGATTGTCTTGTAAACATGTTGCAAATTTAGTTGGGGCCATATCAATTCTACCATATGGACCATATGTATTAAATAGTCTCAATCCAACAGTTTTTTGAATATCTGACATATTAAACTGCATTTCATTTGCAATTTTACTTAAAGTATAATGATTCAATGCTGGTTGAATTGGAACGGATTCTGACCAAGGTAAAGCGTTACCCTGACCAACTTCACCAGTAGATGCATAGAAAACATTGTTAACACCAAATCTTTCAAACATTTCAATTAATTCAGTTACTCCTGCTATTCCAGTCATAACGTACGGAAGTTTATTCCCAGCTTCTGCAGATGTTCTTATCATCCCATGGCCAGCTAAGTGAACAGCGGTATCAAATTGATGTGCTTCGAACCACGGCCAAATTTCATCTTGACTTCTAATGTCCATACGCATAAAGTCAATTCCATCGACCTCTGTTAACAAATTTTTTCTATCTCTTTTTATTCCTTTGACAGAATCCCATAAATTAAAATTATCCAAAAGCCAAATTTGATGGCCATCACTATTTAATGCCAGAGCTAAATGATAACCAATAAAACCTACGCCGCCCGTAATTAGAATTTTTGCCATGAGGTACCTCTAAATATTTTTATCTATTTATTCAATTTACTCCATAATATGACTTATACCATTCAGCAAATTTTTCAATGCCTTCAGAGATTGAAGTAGTAGGTTTCCAACCTAAAGACCGGAGTTTAGTTGTGTCTGACCATGTTTCTTGAGTATCAGCTGGATGTTTTGGTAACAAATTTTTCTCAGCCTTGCGACCAAAATTCTTTTCAATTTCAGTAATGAAATCCATAAGCTGAACTTGTTCGCCTCTTCCAATATTATAGATTTCCTTTAAACCGTCACTATCCATAGTGCGTTGAATCAGAACTTTAATCCCAGCAACAATATCATCTACATACGTAAAGTCTCGTTTCATATCACCATAATTAAAGACATCAATTTTTGATCCATCAAGGATACCTTTTGTGAATTTAAACAATGCCATGTCTGGTCGACCCCAAGGTCCATAGACTGTAAAGAAACGAAGACCAATTGTATTGTTGATTTTTGATACCATCATCTGACATTCATTTGTCATTTTGGTATAGCCATATGGATTGAGTTGATGTCTTGTTGGATCATCTTCTTTCCAAGGTAGTTGATTGCCAGCCATAACACATGAAGTCGAAGCATATACTACATTATCAACTCCAACAATTTCACATGCTTCAATTAAGTTTTGCGTACCATAGATATTGTTGTCAATATACTGTCTAGAATAGTCCAGAGAGTGACGCACGCCGGCGTGAGCAGCAAGATGCATTACAACATCCGGTTTCTCAGCATCCAACGCGTTGACAAGCTTTGATTTTTCTTTAATATCAACTGCCCATGTTTTAATTCCACGTTCTGCTAGGATTTCTGAACGATCAGCTTTCATATTCGGATCATAATAAAATCCATTAAAATCATCTAGACAGGCTACATCCCATCCATCATCTTGCATTGACTGCGCCAAATGAAAACCAATAAAACCAGCTCCACCAGTAATTAACACCTTAGCCATGAAGGACCTCCAATAATTCTTTCTTTGTTACATCTTTATTTAGTGGGTGATTATCTAGTAAGCATTCGTACTGAGCAATCGCTTTATTCCACAGTTGTTCTTTATCCATTTGTTCTAGATCTGCTGGAGTAAAATTACAATATTCTTCACCATAGATGATTCCCTCATTATAATCGCAATATGTAATACAGAATGCTTCAGCACACTGCAACACTCGAGTTCTCCACCAACCAGAACCAATGTTATCATATGCTGGCATCAAATTACCCCATACACTTTCATATTCCTGAACCATCTTATCTTCGGTTAAACGTTCAGACTTATAAGCACCCCGCTGCGCACCATAAATTCTAACATCCCACTGCGTATCTAGTTTTGTTAACCACTTACGAGTTTTTGTTTGAACTAGAGAACTAAATATCCAAACTTTTTCTTTTGTTTCTTTATTTGGACCAACAGGAGAATCATCAAAGAAAGAAGTTAAATCATTGCTTTCTTCAATACCATAATTGTTTTTATATGATCTGCTTAAGTGATATGGATTAGGATTAAAAGTATATAGTAAATCTTTATTCCAGTCTAATCCAAATTTTTCTACATCACCGCCACTAAACGTACAAAGTAAAACTTTATTCTTTTTTTCCTCTAACATATCAATTGCATCGAGATATGCTTGATTGAATGATTTTACTTTTGCCTCATCTTTAATTGTATGATACTGATCTAAAATATGACCACGATATGCTGACTCAGGACGTTCACGTAAAGTTTTACCATACTGGATGATACCATTATATATGTCTTTTACTTGCCAGTCATCAAAGGCAACAATAGCATCTGGTCTTTGAGATAGGGCCCAAAGACCATCAAATAAGCGTTGACAAAATCCTTGTGGATTATGTAGAAAAACAATCACATGATCGTATTCAGAAATATCTGTTCCTGGCTCAGTGTATGTTTGAGTAAGTTCAAAGTCCATATCTTCAAGACAACGAACAAGTCCATAGTGACAAAGAATAACACCAACTCGTTTTCTTAAATAACCGTCGTATCTTGTTTGCTCGTGATTAAATCCAGTTACTAAAATTTTTTTCTTAGCCATTCTTTACACTCTTTTAAACATTGCATTTCATAATCATTATCATTTAGTTTTCTATTTAAGGGCGATGGATGTGGTAAAGAAAAATGTTCAATACCAAATTTTTTCAAGATAGTTGAAGCTTCATTGCCCAATGCTATAATAAGATTATAATCTATTATTGCATCAATGTACACATTTTTTCCATCAGGTTTTATGTTGGTGAATGAATAGTACTTATATCCAAAATAATCCATCCATTTGTTTAGTTTTTTAAAGGATGGAACTTCATTTAATTTTGGTGTGAACTTATTCGATGGACTTAGACCACATATCAACAAAGTCATATTTTATTCCTGCTTCGTTAAATAGAACACGGGATATCTCCCAAGAACTTTTCCATTTTTTTGGAAAATCATGATCTGGCATAACTACTCTAGAAATCCCAACTTGGATCACGCCTTTTGCGCACTCACTACAAATCGGCAATCCCCATACGTATAAAGTCGAACCATCTAATGAGACGCCATTATACGTAGCATTATAAATTAAATTCATTTCAGCATGAACAACATACTGATATTTTACTTCTTTATCTCTAAGCCTAGACTCTCCATCAAAGATGCCTCGAGGCAAACCATTATATCCTTGAGCGAGTACTTGACCTTTGGAGCCAATTGCTACAGCTCCAATTTTAGATGATGGATCTTTAGACCACGTGCTGATTTCTCTAGCAAGGTTAAGATAACGTTTATCCCATTTATTTGACAAGGTGAAAATGCCTTTCATATACGTGTAAGTTTTGAACTTGCCAGATGATATGGCCAAGTTCTATTTCAGCATGATCGCCGGTCATTCTAGCGATACTATTAAAATCACTTACTAATTTTTTCATTACATAAAGCTGCCACGCAAAATCGTTCTTGTATCCATAGATGACATCATTGGAACGCATTTGGACTACGGAATGTAATAAATTATCTCGAATATAATAAGTTACTGCATTTGTGCAAATAAAGTCATTCTTGCCATTTTCACAAAATTCTATCCAAATAGACGGCCTATTGTATACTATAGTGGCTCTACGGCCATCTGGATGAGTCTGTAGCTCATCTAGAACCATACCGTACTGATTGTAATACTTATCAGAAAAAATCAAATGGCCATAATTAGAATTGATTTCACCATGAGTATTAGCTGTATATTTCCATGCAGCAGGTGGTGCTTTTATTTTACCATTAATATCATAAATGTTAGTTGATTGGCTTTCATACCAAGCCAGTTCAGCATCAATGTATTCTTGGTTAGGTACACCAAATATTGATGGTTCATCTGCAACAAACTGAGCACCAATTAATTCAATAGTCTTTTGACCAGTTTTATCAATGGTGTAAGCTTCATCTTTAAGTTCATCAATAAAGAATTGGCGGATATCGTTTACATTATTCAGTTTCATTATTACGGATCTCACGATTTAGAAAGTCACGATCAGTACGTTGACCTGGAATTTTACCACGACAGAATGCTACGCCAAAACTAGAATAGTTGATTAGATCTTTGAATGAGTCTTCCATAGACTCAAAGTTTGGTTTATATTCAGGATCATTTTCCATAGCTTCAAGTACTGACCAAAGTCGAAGAGTTTTAGCATGGATAATATCCATAATTGAAGCTACACCACGTGGATAGTAATCAGCTTGAACAATACGTGATTTATCATTTTGATAGTCACGCGATTTTTGTTGCTGGAGTTCAGCACATTCTTGTAATACTTTTAGCGATTCACGCATAATCATACCTCAATTGTTGTGGATAATAGTATTCTATCACATATACTCCCGTATGTAAACATCATAATGAGTTGCATTTTCCCAAGGTGTATCTTTTGCCCACTGAGACGGACGAGGGCCACGAGGACGGATACGAAGGCCTTGTGTTTTTTGTTGACCGTAAAAACTCATCATACCCATTTGTTTGCGGGCATGTTTAATGAAACTGTTGCGGTTGACAAGTATTTCTTTAAGATTTGCAATCTCAGGATCATCAAGAGATTTACAAGTAAAACGATAGTCTGATGATGAGCGATTTTTGTAAGTAACATAAGCCATGATATAAATCCTTATCCGATGTGGAATTCAAAGAGTGAAAGGTTAGTTGGTGTACCGGAAAGAGTAATAGTGGGATTTCCACCACCAGGACCTTCAGCGATGAAAGATTTTAGAGTAAGGTTAAAATCTTCGAGTGTTTTAAGGAAGTCACCAAGAGGACAATCCCAAGCAATGTCGAATGTTTGGTCAAAGATTTGTTGTTTAGTCATGATATATTCTCCTTCATTACCTAAGACCATACTACACTATTTCATATCAATTGTAAACAAAAAAGTGAGCAGTAGCTCACTTTTTTTTCTTGAATATTGTGTAAAAAATTAAGATTTGATAATAGCAGCTAGCGATTATGAGATACTCATTCAAAAGATTTTTATCAGATCCAGAATCAAATCCTAATCCTGCATATAAAAGTAGTACAAAATAGGATAGGATAGGGCCAAAAAACCAAACCATTACCAAGCATTACGATCAATATTTGGTTCTGGACGATCGTCAATAGCTGCATTAAGATTACCGTGATTACCTTCGTGGTTTGGACCAATCCAACCACCCGGCTTCAGTAGATCCGGTAGCCCAAACGGATTAGGACGTCCCGGCTTAACTCCTGGCTCTTTTGCCATATTAGCACTATGGACACGATTCCAAGCGTCCCAAGCATCAACACCAAATACGTCGAGAGTGCCAATAGCAAAAACGCAAAGATCAATGAGACCATCAACAACTTCTTCAGCATCTCCATTATTATAAGCAGCGAGTGTTTCACTTAACTCCTCCTGACACATCAACAAACGAAACATCAGATACTTACGCATCAGATCTTTGTTATCTTTGTTTTCTTCAAACCATTTATGCACACCAAACTTGTCGTGCATTTTGTTGATATCTGCAACCCAATTCTCAGACATATATTTTTTCCTCATTAAATCTTTTTGTTTCCACCAACCCATAATTCATTCTTCATCCTTTTCTATTTTCCAATTGCCATCAGGTAATTCCTCCCATAGAAGAGTGTCACCGGCATCCCAACCAACTTGATTGAGAAGAGCACTTGGAAATTCTAGAAATAGTTGTCCATCTGAATCGGATTGAACTTCTAATTCATGCATTTATTATATCCAATTTTTTAATACCTGTACACCAGTTTTCCGCTGCATCTTCAACATAATGTAAACTTTTATTTGGAAAATCCTCTGAAAAAAAGCATTTATTATTTTCATCAAAGTATTTAATATAAAACATTTCATCTTTGGGGCTGAAATGAATTTCACAATAACCAGTATCATTATCAGTATGCCAAGTTTGAAGCTTTTTACCCATAGTTTAAGCTACAGTTTTAAGAATAGTTGCAACTGAAAAAGAGTCATATCCATTCTCCACTCTAATTTGCTCAGCTTCTGTATCATCTGCTGCATAGTGATACTCAAACGTCTCAGCTTCTCCTACAAACTTATAAGAAACTTTACCTGCTTTATCTGGATCATTTATAAAATTTTGTTTCATGTTTTTCCTCCTTATAAAAATATATTTATCTTTGGATATATCTTACTTATAGCTTCTGCTATCGCCCTCGCCAGTTCCATATGCTCTTTTTGGGTTCCATTTGCCGAACGTAGCTCGACATAATGTATCCAGGAGCGAATAGTACCATTAACATAGAGACGAGATACCGTGTTACCTTCTGGAAGAACGACTCTTGCTTGTTCTTTGGCAATTCCATTTTCGATTGCCCATTCATATGCTTGTTTTGCTGCATTGATAACTCCTTTTTGATAACCTTCCCATTGTTGTTGCAATTCAACGTCTGTAGTATCAATACTATTTTGTCGATTCTTAGTGTCTTGAAGACGTGCATCACGAATTACAAAATTATCATTAAGATCGCGGATGTCAGCATACCGCTGAGAAAACTCTTGGAAACTAAAGGAACGGTGGCGGAGGAGTTGTCTTGCAATGTCTCTGGTGGTTTCGACTTCGATGCAGGCGCTTGCCATTTCGAATGGTGACCAGTGTTTGTGCTTGATGAGATAGTCAAGTAACTTTGCCGTTGTTTTG